TTTAGGTAATCAAACTATTCTTCAACATTGTGTGAAAAGACTTAGCTGTAGAGAACTTTACGATCAAGACCATATAGACTGTACAAAGAAGAGGTATCGCTATGCTCAGTAAAATAAAAGTTTATGGTAGATTAGCTCGATTCTTAGGGGAATGTACTTTTGAAGCTGAAATATCATCTCCCACAGATGCTTTTAGATTTTTACTGGCAAACTTTCCTAGTTTAGAATCTCACATGATGGAGCAAAACTATTGCGTAAAAGTAGGAGATTATGAGATAAGTGAGACTGAATTAGATACTCCAACAGGAAGTCAGGAAATAAAAATCGTTCCAGTGATTATAGGAGCAAAAAAAGGATTAGGAAGATTTTTGTTAGGTGCAGTTCTTATTGGTGCTGTCGTTTTTACTGGAGGATTAGGTACAACAGCAGCTTTTAAGGGTTTAAGTTTTGCAGCAGGAGGAGGTGGAATTGGTGCAAGTTTAGTAGCAGCAGCAGGAAATTTAGGTATATATCTAGCTTTATCAGGTGCAGCAGAAATGATAAGTCCTACACCTAGTCCTGATAGTGCTTCTGACGATCCAGCTAGTTTTACATTTAATGGAATACAGAATACGATAAGGGCTGGTGTTGCTATACCAGTTGTATATGGTGAAATATTTACTGGATCGCTTGTCGTATCAGGCGGTATTGATACTGATGATTTCTCAGGTTAATTATGTTTAAAGTTGCTGAAATACATCCTGGAGCAGGACGAAAAGAAATTCAACTAAACCCTTTCAAATGGTTTGGTGGTGGTGGTGGTGGTGGCACAGCAATAATTACGTTGGGTTCTCTACGAAGTAAGCAAGCATTAAATCTTGTTGAAGCTATAAGTGAAGGAGAAATTGAAGGTTTCCCGTCAGCAGCAGGATTAACAAAAGGAACTGCTGCTTATAATAAGGCAGCCTTAAAAGATATATTCTTAAGCTCAACTCCGATTGTCAAACCAAGTGCGAATCCTAATAATATTTTGGATTCTGATTTTAATTTTACAGGAGTCAAGTTTGAACCTCGTTTTGGAACATCAAATCAAACTTTTATAAAAGCTATAAGTGCTATTGAAAATGAAGAAGCTGTAGGAGCGAAAGTTACTAACGCTGCACCTGTAACAAGAACTATAACTGATTCTAATATTGACGCTATCAGAGTCACAGTTCGTTTTGACGCATTGATTAATATAAATGAAAAAGATGGAAAAAATTTAGGAACTACTGTTGATATATTTATATTGATTACTGAGAATGATGGAACTGTAACTCGTTTTGATAAGAATACAAGTAGTGAGACAATTTCTTTTCAGGGCGGTCTTTTTGGGATTTTGCCTATGAGTCGATCTACGTTTACCATCAGTGGTAAATCAAGAAACGCATATAGCAGGGATTTTTTAATAACGATCAAAGATAATATGTCTTTCCCTATTCAAGTAACGGTTGGAAGGGCTTCTGGTGATACTGATAATGAAAGGATAACAGATACTTTTTCATGGTCATCATTTACAAAGATAATAGATGAACAAAGACCTTACCCAGATATAGCTCATACCTATTTACGTTTTGATGCCGAACAGTTTCCAAGTATTCCAGATCGTATGTATCGGATTCGTGGAGTAAAGGTTAAAATTCCACACAATGCAACTGTAGATCAAACGAATGGAAGATTAACTTATAGTGGCACATTCAATGGAACGCTTACTACAACAAAGCATTGGTGTTCTGATCCAGCGTGGATTTTATTTAACTTATTAACAGAGTCTCGTTTTGGGTTAGGAGATCATATAACAGAATCGCAATTAGATAAATTTGCTTTTTATAGTGCCTCTGTCTATTCTTCTGAATTAGTTGATGATGGAGATGGAGGGCAAGAACCTAGATTTAGCTGTAATGTAGTTCTTCGGCAAAGAGGAGATGCTTTCAAAACAGTTATGTCTCTAAGTTCTGTAATGAGAGGTATGACATTTTGGAGTGCAGGATCTCTTACTCTTACACAAGATCGACCTACAGATGCCAGCTATTTATTTAATCTATCAAATGTAACTGCCGAAGGTTTTGTGTATTCGGGAACGAGTTTGAAAACAAGATCTACTGTTGTTTCTGTCTCCTATTTTGACATGGAGAATCAAGAATTAAATTTTGAGACTGTTGAGGATACTGCTGCTAAGAATAAATACGGAATTATTCATAAAAAAGTTACTGGTTTTGCTTGTTCTTCACGAAATCAAGCTAGAAGATTAGGAAGATTTATTCTTTTTGAAGAGCAAAATTCTTCAGAAACTATTAGCTTTGCCACTGGATTAGCAGAAGGAGTAATTGTTAGACCAGGACAGGTTATTGAAGTAAGTGATCCAGTAAGGGCAGGGCTTAGGAGAGGAGGCAGAATAAAATCTGCAACCAGTACATCTGTGACAGTAGATAATACTGATGCAACTGACTTAGATTCAACGAATAATCCAACTTTAAGTGTTGTGATGCCAGATGGATCAGTAGAAACCAAAAGTGTATCTTCAATTTCTGGTGCTGTTATAAATCTATCTTCTGCTTTCAGTGCTGCTCCAAATTCAAATAGCGTTTGGATTTTACAGAACACAACTTTACAAACTACACAATGGAGAGTTGTAGGAATAACTGAAGATAAAGATAGTTATGCAGTAACAGCAACAGCTTATAACGCAGGAAAATATGCTTTTATCGAAGATGGTTCTCCGTTACCTGTTCGTAATATTACTGTTTTAAATGAACTTGTTGATGCACCAGGGGGTGAAATCGTTGAGGAAGAATTTTTTACAGATGGTGCTACAGCAAGAACTAGATTAAATATAAGTTTTAATTCTGTCCCAAGAGCTATAGAGTACGAATTGAGGTATAGATTAGATAGTGGTAATTTTATAACTCTTAAATCAAGAAGTACTGATTTTGAAATACTAGATTCATTGCAAGGTATCTACGAGTTTGAATTATCCAGTTTAAACTCTTCGTTTGAACCTTCCGCACAACCTACAACTTTTTCATTTACTGCTTTTGGTAAAACTGCTATTCCAGGAGATGTAACTGGTCTGACAGCAGAACCTATTAGTGATAAATTAGTAAGACTTCGTTGGAATTTATCTACAGATTTAGATGTAACTCATGGTGGTCTTGTTTATGTGAGACACTCTACAAAAACAGATGGAACGGGTACATTTTCTAATGCCACTGATCTTATCCAAGCTTTAGCTGGTAATACGACAACTGCGGAAGTTCCTTATTTAGAAGGAGAATATATTCTTAAATTTCAAGATGATGGAGGTAGATTTAGTGCTGGTGAAGCAAGTGTTGTAATAGATCTACCTGACACAAATAATCTTGCACCTTTAATTGCATTAACTAGAAGAGAAGATTTAGACGTTCCAAAGTTTCAGGGAGTAAAGACTGATGTAGCTTTTGATGCTACAACGAACTCTTTAAACTTAGCTGGTGTTGGTCAGTTTGATGCCATAACTGATTTAGATGCAGTATCTTCTTTAGACGATGTGGGAGGTATTGCTCCATTAGGTACATATGAATTTGGAGGTTCTCCAGGAACTTCTTTCTTGGATTTAGGCGGTGTATTTAGTTTGGATCTAAAACGTCATTTTTTAACAGAAGCATTTTTCCCGTCAGACCAATTTGATTCAATTTCAGATATAGATGCCAGAGTTGATTTCGATGGCCTGACAGCAACTAAAGTTAATGCAGAAATGTTAGTTGCGGTAACTCAAGATAACCCTGCTTCTGGATCTCCTACTTATACAGGTTTTCAAACCTTTGCAAATGGAACATATAAAGGAAGAGGTTTTAAATTTAAGGTTAACTTAACAAGTAATGATCCTGACCAAGACATAAAGGTATTACAACTAGGTTATACAGCATCATTCCAAAGAAGAACTGAACAAAGCACAACAACTATTGCTTCTGGAGCAGGGGCTAAAGCTGTAACATTTACGGATTCTTTCTTTACGGGAACTTCTATTATTGGTGGAGTAAATTCAAATTTGCCTTCCATTGGTATAACTGCACAGAACATGGCTTCTGGAGATTTCTTTGAATTATCCAATATTAGTGGTACTGGATTTACTGTTCACTTTAAAAATTCATCAAATGCTTCGGTTGATAGAAATTTCACTTATCAAGCTGTCGGATTTGGTAAGGGGTGATAAAATAAAATAAAATATTGTAAAAATGGCAAGAGTCAATAGTACAACTAAAGAAACGAATAATAATTTTAATGTAGCCAATGGAACGGGTGCTGCGGTTCGTGCAGGAATAAATGATATTTTTACAGCATTAAGAACAATAAATTCAGCAAGTGGAGATCCTTCTGGAGCAGGAAATGTAGTTCAGTTCCAACCACATATAGATTCGTCAACTAATTTATTAAAAATCTGTACTGCTGTTAGCTCTGGAACGGGAACATTTACAACTATTGGAAATATAACTCAGGCGAACTTAGGTTTAGCTCCAGTAGCAGGGGCAACATTTACTGGAACTGTTATTCATAATTACACTGGTGCATTAAGATTACCTGTCGGTACTACCGCACAAAGACCTGGATCTCCAGCCACAGGAGACATTAGATTTAATAGTACAACTACCTCTGCTGAAATATATGACGGATCAGCTTTTACAGCAGTTGGAGGTGGTGCTGGAGCTACTGGTGGGGGAAATGATGAAGTATTTTTTGAATCAGATCAAGCGGTTACAACATCTTACACTTTGACTGCAAATAAAAATGCTCACACAGTAAGTCCTACAATTAATTCAGGTGTTACTGTAACCGTGCCATCTGGTGCAATCCTTGTTATTCTTTAATTATGGCTTTAAACATTAACGGCACTACTGGTATTTCTGGAGTTGATGGATCAGCTTCCGCACCAGCTTTGCAAGGTTCAGACAGTAATACTGGAGTAAGTTTTGGAACTGATACTGTCAACATAAATACGGGTGGATCGACTAGAGCAACTGTTGATAGTGCTGGAAGATTACTTTTAGGAACTACTACGGAAGGACACGAAGCGGCAGATGATCTTACTATAGAAAATACCTCTGCTGATATGGGTATAACTTTAAGATCAGGCACAAGTGGTCAAGGAGCAATATATTTTTCTGACGGAACATCTGGTGATGCCGAATATAGAGGGATCTTAAATTATAGTCATAATTCTAATTTCTTTTCATTTTTTACAGACGCTTCAGAACGTATGCGGCTTGATAGTTCGGGAAGGTTGCTTATAAATCGTACAAGTGCTTTCAGTACAGGTACAAGTGGAACTGAATCTGCAAAATTACAAGTTGGTATTTCTAGCACTTCTGGAACTGCGGTAGGTTTTGCTGATACTGGTGCATATGATACCAATGTCATGGTTTTGAATCACGCAAGAGCAGGGGGAAATAACGGTGCTTTTACGGGTGTAATGATTCAATTTAGAAATAATGTTAATAGTACAGTTGGGGGTATTAGTTCTGGAGCCAGTACCACTACTTATTCAACCAGTTCTGATTACAGATTGAAAGAAAATGAAGTGCTTATTTCTGATGGTATTACAAGATTGAAACAACTAAAACCATACAGATTTAATTTTAAGATTACACCAAACATAACTCAAGATGGATTTTTTGCTCATGAGGCACAAGCTGTTGTTCCACAAGCTGTAACAGGTACAAAAGATGGCATGAAACCTGAAACTTATTATGAAGAAGGAGATGACTTACCTTCTGGAAAAGTTGTAGGGGATGTAAAAACATATTCTTCTTCTGAAATAAATATTCAACAATTAGATTATTCACAACTTGTACCTTTACTTACTGCTGCCTTACAGGAGGCTATTGCTAAAATTGAAGTATTGGAAACAAAAGTAGCTGCACTGGAGGCTGCATAAATGAGCCAGATCAAGCTAAAACATAGCGGTGGTAATTCAAGCATAATAGCTGCACCTAGTTCCAACCCTGCATCTGATGTAACTTTTAGATTACCAAATGCAGATGGATCGGCTGGTCAGTTTATGAAAACTGATGGGTCGGGAAATTTATCATTTGCTGCTGGTGGTATTCCAACTGGTGTTATTGTGATGTGGTCTGGTTCTGTAGCATCAATACCAAGTGGATTTGTCTTGTGTGATGGAAATAATAGCACTCCAGATTTGAGGGACAGGTTTATTGTTGGTGCTAAACAGGATGATAGCGGTACAGCAAAAACAAATATTACAGGTTCTCTTTCTCAAACTGGTGGGGCGACAACTGATTCAATTAGTTTTAATGCTACGACAGGCTTCGAAACCGTTACTACAAACGCTAGTAGTGCATTTAATGGTGCTCAAGGAGGTTCGAGAGACAGACATACTCATACTGTAAGTGCAAGTATGACAGTAGATACACTTCCTCCTTACTTTGCACTAGCATTTATTATGAAAACTTAATCATTATGGCATTTACTAAAACATGGTCGATTGGCACTTTAGGTCGTGACCCTTCAGATGGTTTTGTAAGAGAAGTTCATTATTTCTTGATAGGAAAGGAAGATGATACGGAAATAGCAGAACGTGGAGGTACATTAAAATTTATAAAACCTTCTTCTTTGCCAAGTGATTTTATTGATTACGATAAATTAGATGAAGCGACTGTATTAAGTTGGGTGAAGAATAGTTTAGGTTCTGAGGTGGTATCAGGATTAGAAGAAACTGTTACTACTAAAATTGAAATGGGTAAACCTTTTTAAAATTTCATTATGTCAGAAATCAAAGTTAATTCAATAAAAGGGGTAGGCTCGACAGATGCGGCCATCACGATAAATAATTCTGATGGAACGTGTACTGCCAATATTACTAATAACCTAAGTAATCGTAATTTAATAATTAACGGAGCTATGCAAGTGGCTCAACGTGGTACTTCATCTACATCTGATGGCTATCAAACTGTTGATAGATTCAGGACTATTTATGGTGATAATGATGAAGCACCAACTCAAGCTCAAGCTGATGTTGCTAGTGGAACTACACCCTACTCTTTAGGATTTAGAAAAGCATTTAAGATTACAAACGGAAATCAAACTAGTGGTGCTGGTGCTGTTGATTATGTATCTATTCTTTATAAACCAGAAGCACAAGACATAGCAAATAGTGGCTGGAATTATCTTTCAAACTCAAGTAATATTACTTTTTCCTTTTGGGCAAAAGCTAGCGTTGCACAAACATATCAGATAAGAATAAGTAGTAAAGATGGTACAACACAGGGGTTTGTGTTTGAATACTCTTTAAATGCTAATACTTGGACAAAAATAACAAAAACAATACCTGGCAATTCCGCTTTACAGTTTGATAATGATAACGGAATTGGAATGGATATAGAATTTTTAATATTTGTAGGCACTACTTATACTTCTGCAAGCCCAACACTAGATGCTTGGGGTACTTACAATTACCTAACAAGTAGAAAAGATATGACTTCAACATGGTACACAACAAATGATGCAACATTTGAAATTACAGGAGTTCAATTAGAAGTAGGCAGCGTGGCAACAGATTTTGAGCATAGGTCATTCGGTCAAGAGCTTGCTTTATGTGAACGTTATTGTCAAGTTATAGCTGAAGGAACTAATAAGTATTTGGCAACTTCATTTGCTTATAGTACAAATTTAGCTATAGGCTGTTTTACGTATAAAACGCAAATGAGAACAACACCATCGTTAGTACAAACAACTGGTACAAATTATTATTTTTTGGGACAGGCTGGCACTATCCACCATTTTTCTCAATTTGAAGCACTAGCTCACGCTGGAAAAGATCAAAGTGGTATTTATGGTCCAACAAGTAGTCTTAGTATTACAGCAGGGCAAGCTGGCGGTTATAGTACAGTTAATGCTTCTGCAAAATTACTATTGTCAGCAGAGCTTTAAATTATGGCATATCCAACCAATCCAATATACAAATTAATAAAAAATTCTTTTACAGATCAGATTGATCAAGTAAAAACTCAAGTAGATAATGTTATTACAATAATTCCATTTGACGAAGCAAACACCGACTACCAAGAGTACCTTGAGTGGGTAGCAGAGGGAAACACAGCCGAAGCTGCTGATTAATGAGTATTCTCTCATTCATAATGGTAACTTCAGTTATAGGAGGAGGGTACTTTGGATATAAGTATGTAACATCTGAGCAATTTAAGGCAAAGATAATGAATCAGGTGATGGGTAATGTAAAAGGTATGTTACCTAATGTAATGGATAATGCATTACCAAAAACAACAGGAATATCTATGCCAACACTACCAATGAAATAATTGGAAATACCAGAAATAAGTATTCCAAATATAGAAATACCACAGGTTTACGTTCCACAAGTATCGTTACCAGGATATGAACCTTTAAATGTAGAAACTATAGGTTGTAAATATTTTCATAGAGATACAAAGAATACAGGTAATAGAAATTTATTAATAGATGATCCTAATGGTGTAGTTAGTAATTGTCCATATCCGTCTTTTATTCCGATGAATTTTCAGCCAGATCAACTGATTATTGTTGAGGAAGCTGCTGTAGTAAATGATGAACCAGAAAAACTACCAGAAGGTAAACCACCTCAAGCAGAGATACCAAAGGAAGAAAAGAAAGAAGATGTATTTGTAGAATGTCCTGGTAAAAAAGATCAAAGAGTAGGAGATTTTCGTAACGAAAAGAAGCTGGA